AGGATTGATCGCTCACGCACTTGATCCGCGTTCGATGGTGGGATAATGCCCGTTGCCGTCACTACTCTCAGAACCACATTAGCCACTGCTCTAGTCGATAACGCTAAGTGGCAGACCTTTGCTTTTCCACCTGCCACAGTTTTGGCTAATTCTGTAATCGTATCTCCAGATGATCCTTACTTAACACCTAGCAACAATCAACATATTGGCATTAGCCCAATGGCTAACTTTAAGATTGTTATGACTGTCCCTCTATTCGACAATGAGGGAAACCTTAACGGGATTGAAGATACTGTTTGTAGCGTGTTCGCAAAGCTCGCAGCATCATCTTTGACCTATAATGTAAGCGCAATCAGCGCACCAAGTATTCTCAACGCTGCATCAGGCGATCTGCTCAGTTGCGAGATGTCCGTATCAATCCTTACGAGTTGGAGCTAAAATGTCCGAGTGGGAAAAAGAAAACGAAGCCTTCCTGATCAAAATCGGGCAGGTAGCACCATCAAAGCCAGCACCTACCAAGAAAGACGAGGAATAATCTCATGGCTGTATTTCTAAACAACAAAGTCGGTGTGAAGATTAACTCCGTTGATCTTTCAGACCATGTCACAGCAATTACTCTGAATCGCACATTCGATGAGCTAGAAGTAACTGCTATGGGTGACTCAGCACACAAGTTCGTTAAGGGCTTGGAAGCATCATCAGTAACAATCGATTTCCTAAATGACACAGCATCAGCAAATGTTCTAGCAACATTGCAGGCAGCATGGGGAACAACAGTTACATGTGTATTCTTGCAGGAAAAGGGAACAGCAGTCTCAGCTACTAACCCTCTATACACAGTCTCATTGCTAGTCAATAACACAACAGACATCAATGGTGCTGTTGGTGACATTGGCACACAATCAATCACATTTACTGCTAACTCAACAGTTGCAGTAGCATCAACAGGTACATTCTAAAAAACTACTAAAGGGGCAAACCATGGCAAGACTAAAGATAGTTCGTACAGATGGAAGCGTGCTAGAAGGCGAGATCACCCCAGCGGTGGAATACGCATTCGAGCAATACGCTAAAATGGGTTTTCATAAGGCGTTCAGGGATCTGGAACAACAGACCCATGTCTATTGGCTCGCTTGGGAAGTAACACGCAGGTCAGGTGAATCTGTTAAGCCTTTCGGGATTGACTTCATCGAAACACTTACAAGTGTTAGCGTTGAGGACTCAGACCCTTTGTCTTAAAGCGCGATCTACCCTTCACCTATCTAATCGCTAGGCTAAGCATTAGGTTGGGGATCGCGCCACAGCAGTTACTCGAATTAGACAAGACCATGCTAGATGCTCTCTTGCTAGGTCTAAAGGATGAAGCAAAGGAGATCAGCGATGCCAACAGAAGTAAAAGGCGGCGTTGAGCTTCGTAAAGCCCTTAGAGAGTTCACGCCTGACCTTGCTAAGGAAACACAAAAAGAAATTGCAGCAATCTTAAAGCCTATTACTGCAAAGGCTCGTGGCTTTATTCCATCTACCACACCTCTAAGCGGATGGGCTAAGAGTGGCAATGGCACATGGGGGAACCGGACTTGGTCATCATCTGAGGCCAAGCGTGGGGTTGGTTATAAAACATCACCATCAAAGCCTAATCGTTCAGGTTTTAGATCACTTGCTCGAATTGTCAATGCTTCACCATCTGGATCTATATATGAGACTGCTGGTCGATTGCATCCGCAAGGCAGACCGCAAGCACCATTAAAAGAAGTTGTAGCCCCTGGACATTCTAATTTTGGAAAGACAATCCGTTCAGGATCTAAGAACGAATCGATGAGCAACAATCCTAACGCTGGTCAGCAGTTCATCGATGCCATGAGTCGCACTTCACCTATTGTTAATGCTTATCAAAGACAAACAGGGCAAGCAGGTCGCGCTTCTCGTAAGATGAAAGGCCGCGCAATCTTTCGCGCATGGGCTGAGGATCAAGGCAAAGCTAACGCGGCAGTTATTCAAGCGATTGAAAAGTCTAAGATTAAATTTGAGCAGAGAGTGAAGGCAAAGTAATGGCAGCAGATGTAAAGATTGATATTGCTGCCGAGTTCACCGGTAAAAAAGGCTTTAAGCAAGCCGAAACTGCAACAGATAAACTTAACAAAAGTGTCAAGAAATTAGCAGGCGGCTTATTACTTGCATTCGGTACAAAACAAATTCTTGCGTTTGGTAAAGCATCTGTTAAAGCGTTTGTTGAAGATGATAAAGCAGCAACAGCACTTGGTCAGACACTTAAAAATCTAAACCTTGCTTATGGCTCTAACATTGGCACTGTCAATGGTTTTATCAATCGCCTTGAAATGCAAACAGGCGTATTGGATGATGAATTACGCCCTGCAATGGATCGCTTGCTGCGCGCTACAGGCGATGTTACTAAGTCTCAGAAATTGTTAGGACTTGCATTAGACATAGCAGCAGGCACAGGTAAAAGCGTTACCCAAGTCTCACAAAGTTTGCAAAAAGCATATTTAGGGCAGAACCAAGCACTTGGTCGTTTAGGCGTAGGATTGAGCAGAGCTGAACTTTCAAGCTCATCATTTGAGGAAATCACGGAGCGTTTGTCAGTATTATTTGCTGGTCAAGCAGCAGCAGCAGCAGATACTTACGCAGGCTCACTTGCTAAATTAACCATTGCTGGAAATAATGCTAAAGAGACTATTGGTTCAGGTCTTGTTGATGCATTAAAGACTGCATCTAATTCAACATCGACAGATGAACTTATTACTAAAATCAACAATGCTTCTAACTCTCTAGCCAATTTTGTACGCGAAGCTGGTTATTTTATTGCTATCACTAAACAAATCTTTGATTTCAAAAACCTTTCGTGGACTTTCAAAGACCCTAAAGCTTTTCAAGGCATGGGAAATGTGTCTATATCAGTATCTTCACAGGATACACAACGCGCAGATGCAGCTGCAAAAAAAGCAGCACAACAGCAAGTAAAAGCGACTCAGGCTCTTACCAAATCTACAAAGGATCAACTAAAATTAGCCAAGGCTAAAGCAATCTTTGACATTCAGAAGATCCAGATTGAAGCAGCTCTAAAGGGCAAGATCAGCGAAGAAGAAAGAATCCGCTTGATGCTTTTAAAGGCTATTCAAGAAGAAAACATCGATGACATCGAGAAGTACACAAAGTTGCTCAATGAGGTTCAAGGTAAAGTTACAACATTGCAGGAAACCCTTGGTGAAGTTTATGACATGGATGCTGGAAACCCTTTCATCTCATGGGAAATCGGACTTGATGGCATTCAACGCGCTTTAATTGAAATTAACGATCAATCGATTGAGCTGACTAGCACCCTTGCACAAAACTCATTGGCGATGGGCTTACTAGGTGGGGCATCATTTCCTCAAGCATTGTCCGGTGCGCGATACGCTGCACAGGGCGCAGCTTCTATGGGCATCACAGGAACAATCGGTGGATTACCAGCTATTCCAGCTGCCGGTGCGCCTAGCGGAACAACGACTGTCGTAGATGTAACCGTTCAAGGCACAGTTATCTCTCAACAAGAATTACAGCAAGCTATTGTAGATGCAGTCAATAACTCTGGACTTACAGGCAATCAGTTAATTACAGGTACTCCAGAGCGACAGGTTGCTATTTAATGACTTTACCTGCAACCATCGGAGTAACCATCAACTTTAGCGATGGCCCTACTTATGGCTACCCATTTACTATTGGCGATCCTGTCAAGGGTATTCTTGGTGTCTCTGAACTTGCTAATAGCAACGCATCAGCTTTAATCATTGATTACTCAGCACAAACTACGCAGGTCGCAATAAAGCGCGGTCGTGATCTAATGACTGATACCTATAATGCAGGTCAGGCATCTGTCAAGATCCTAGATCCTAATGGTGACTTTAACCCGCAGAATACAAGTTCTCCGATCTATGGCTATCTAAAGCCTTTGCGCAAGATCCAGATTACTGCCACGCATTCAGGTACTAACTATTATCTATTTTCAGGCTACACATCTGAGTACCGATATACCTATCCAACGGGTCAGGAAATTGGTTATGTAACTATCGTGTCTTACGATGCTTTCAAGATCTTCAACCTAGCAGCGATTTCAACTGTTGCCGATGCTGGAGCAGGGCAAGACACAGGCACTCGCATCAATCGCATACTTTCAGAGCTTTCATGGCCTAACTCAATGCGTGACATCGATACCGGTGACACCATCTGTTCAGCAGATTCTGGTCAGTCTCGCGTGGCTTTATCTGCTATCCGCGCAGCTGAGTTTAGTGAGCTAGGTGCGTTCTACATGAGTCCAGATGGCAACGCTATCTTCAAGAGCCGATCTAGCACCATTGAGACATTAGATGACACACCGACAGTCTTTAATCAAACAGGCGGCATTCCCTACGCTAACATCAAGTTTGCCTTTGATGACAAACTCATCATCAATCAGGCTAACATCCAACGCTACGGCAGCAGCAATGTACAAAGCCACACAGATGCAGCCAGCGTGGACACTTACTTCTTACACAGCACGAGTGCACAAAATCTGCCTATCGCTACCGATGAAGAAGCCATGAATCTAGCCACAACCTATGTAAACAGTCGTAAAGACACCACGATCCGCATTGATTCAATGACCCTTGACCTTTCAACCCCGTCTTACTCAGCAGGGGTCACAGCAGCCCTGAGTCTTGATTATTTCGACAATGTGACTATCTCTAACATTCAGCCTAATGGCGATACCATCACAAAGACCATACAGGTTCAAGGGGTGGCACATGACATTCAGCCGAATAAGTGGTTCACAACATTCACCACGATGGAGCCAATAACTGACGGATTCATCATTGGTAACGCAGAATACGGTATCCTAGGCGTATCTCGTCTAGCATGGTAAAGGAGCAATAAATGGCAACAGGATTTCCAGCAGCAACAGGAGATGTCCTATCAGCGGCTATGTTTAATGGCTTGGTGGCCTTTACTCTAGATGCCCAGACAGGCACAACCTACACATTAGAAGCTACTGATCAGTATCAGGTACTAGTGATTACATCAAATGCATCTGCAAAAACAGTAAGCATTCCAACAGATGCAACATACAATTTTCCAGTAGGAACAGCAGTATCTTTCCTTAATACTGGAGCAGGTGACTTGACAATCAATGCTGTCACTTCTGGCACTACAACAATTACTAGCGTAGGTGGAACACCCGCTGCGCCTAAAGTCGGACAATACAAATCAGCTGTAGCAATTAAGACTGCTGCTAATGCGTGGACAGTCGTAGGGTCTGTCGCATAATGATTGGAAACATTGTCGGTGGCTTGCTTGGTTTTGTGCCAAGTGGTTTTAATGTTGATTATTTAGTAGTCGCTGGCGGTGGCGCAGGTGGAAAATATGCCGGTTCAGGCGGTGGCGCAGGTGGCTTAAGATGCACAGTTACAAATACTGGCGGTGGCGGATCTTTAGAAAGTCCGGCATCGGTGCTGTTGGGTACAAATTACACAGTCACAATCGGTGCAGGCGGAGCTGCTGGAACTACTCAAGGAAATGATGGAACCGCATCGAGCTTTTTTACAATAACAACTGTTGGTGGCGGCGGTGGCGGAGCAGAAGGAACATCAGCAGAAAGAAAAGGAAGAAATGGTGGTTCGGGCGGTGGAGCTTCTTTGGCTTTTACTGAAACCGCTGGAACTGGAACAGCCAATCAGGGTTATGCGGGTGGTCAAGCTGCCGCTTCAAGTTATGGATCAAATGGTGGCGGTGGCGCAGGAGCAGTAGGTGGATCAACAACTGGCCAAAATAACAATGGCGCGGGTGGTAATGGTGTCGCTACATCTATTACTGGGTCAAGCGTTACTTATGCAGGCGGCGGCGGCGGTGGAGGTTTCCTTGAAGGCTCTTACAACACAACAGGCGGCGCAGGGGGTTCAGGCGGCGGCGGCGCAGGTGGAACTGGAGCTAATCCACCCGGAAATGGAACTAATGGAACTGCAAATCTTGGCGGCGGCGGCGGCGCTGCGGGTGGCTTTGGAGGTACAGGTACAGGTGGAACGGCAGGGGCAGGTGGTTCAGGTGTAGTCATTTTGCGTTATCCAGATACCAGAACAATTACTATTGGAGCAGGTTTAACTGGATCAACAACAACAAGCGCTCCATATAAAATAACAACAATTACTGCTGGCACAGGAAATGTGAGTTGGGCATAATGGCACATTACGCATTTTTAGATGAAAACAATATTGTCACAGAAGTCATCGTTGGCATTGATGAGACCGAGTTAATTGAGGGATTAGATCCTGAGACTTGGTACGGCAATTTCAGAGGACAAGTCTGCAAGCGTACTTCTTACAATGGCAACATTCGTAAGAATTATGCTGGAGTAGGTTATACATACGATGCAGATCGTGATGCTTTTATTGCACCGAAGCCAGATGACTCTATTGGCTTTGACGAGGAAACTTGCCGATGGGTCATGCCACCAAGGAATGCAGATGAAGCCGAGACTGAGTAAGGCTGCAAGCCAATTACGAGAGCAGATCGATGATTCGTTCCCAGATCGTGACCGCGCATCGGATGGCTGGATCGGTGATACCCGACACGCTGCTCGTAAGTCTGATCATAATCCAGATGCACAGGGCTGGGTACGCGCCATTGATGTGGACAAAGACCTGTTTAAGAACGGAAAGCCAGACATCATGGGCGATCTTGCAGATCAGCTTCGTACCTTATCCAAGTCCAAAACAGACAAGCGTATTAGTTACATCATTTACGATGGACGAATCTGCTCCAGAATCCTTAACTGGAAATGGCGCAAGTACACAGGGGCGAACAAACACTCTAAGCACATGCATGTTAGCTTTAAGAAAGAAGCTGACAATGATGGTGCTTTTTTTCAAGTATCTATGTTAGGTGGAGAATAATGAAGAACATGAAGAACCCTGCAATCCTTGCTGCTGGAGCTTTCTTAGCTGCATGGGCATCAAGTAACTTTGACCTTGACTACCGCGCAATCCTCTGGGCTGTGCTGTCAGGCGTATTCGGATACGCGAGCCCTAAAAAGTGAGCCAGACAGATTTCTTCCAGCTCTACATCGCCACGCTAGTAACACTCGGTGGCTTGTCGGGCTTTGTCATCACTCATTTACTAACAGAGATTAAGCGACTCCACTCGCGTGTCGATGAGATCTATAACATACTTCTAGAGAGATAATTTTCTCATGGCAAGAAAAAAAGTAATCGATTTAGATACTTACAGCGCACTCGATGCATGGGCTATTAGCTTGCAGGAGATGTATCGAGCATTACGCAGGGCAGGCTTTGATGTCGATTTAGCATTGGCAATCATCGTTGAGCCCATGTCGTATCCGCGTTGGATCTTGCCTGATCCAGTCGAGCCAGACAGGTTAGGCGATTACGAAGATGAGGATGATGACTACTAAGAAGCGATACTTAGTGATCTCGGATCTACAGATCCCCTATCACCATGAGCAAGCTGTTAGAAATCTAATCAAGTTAGTAAAGCGTGAGAAGTTTGATCTAGTCTTAAATACCGGTGATGAGCTGGACATGCAGTCTCAAAGTCGTTGGGCACAGGGCACTAAATTAGAATGGGAAGGTACGCTCGATGCTGACAGAAGCCTTGCTCAGGATATTCTCTATGAACTCGGCACAACAGATGTCACTCGCAGCAATCACACAGACAGGCTCTACCATACGCTATTACGAGCACCTAGCCTCATTGGACTGCCAGAGCTTGAATACGCCAAGTTTATGGACTTCGCCTCACTCGGCATCCGATTCCACAAAAAGCCATTCGAGTTTCACAAAGGATGGGTCTTAGTCCACGGAGACGAAGGATCGATGAATAGCAACGCAGGTCTTACAGCTCTTGGCTTGGCTAAGAAGTTTGGTAAATCTGTAGTTTGCGGACACACTCACAGGGCAGGCATTAGTGCCTACACAGAAGGCCTAGGAAGCCAATACAGGACTTTGTGGGGCTTAGAAGCAGGAAATGTTATGGACAAAAAGAAAGCCTCTTATTTGAAGGCTGGGAGTGCTAATTGGCAGATGTCCGTGGCAGTCATTGAAACTCATGGAGACCGAGTTAGCCCATTCCTAGTGCCTATTAACAAGGATGGATCGTTCACACTCTATGGACGACTTTACGCCTGACATCAAACGCACGCTTGACGATGCAGTTGATGAGGGAGAATCGTTATCGTTTCGTTATCTAAATGTGCTTGATTGTGTCAGACAGGCGTGAGACTCTAAGTCTGTAGCCAGTCAAGGGCATTGGCACAGATAGGTACAGAAATGGCAAATACAGACAAGCTGCTTCTTATCTGCATTATTGGCATGATTATAGGTTTTATTATAGTCATCATAGATGTGCAGAAAACAGCATATAAAAAGGGCGTTCGCGATGGCTATCATCGAGGTCGCAGCATCAAGGGGCAGGAATGAGAGCTAATGAAATCCTGCTCACAGCCACAGACACGATTCGCGACCGTGGGCTATCATACGGTCACCCTGCGGATAACCTGCAACACACCGCAATGCTGCTCTCAGCATACCTACAAACACCAATACACGACTATCAGGTGGCAGGGATCATGGTCTTGGTTAAACTTGCAAGGACTAATCAG